CAGCTATAAGAGTGAAGGTGATTCAAAATGCTATAGAATTGTTGAAGAGAGGGATTCTTATAAATGATGTGGTGTACACCGTAAACACAATTTTTGAAGAAGATCATGAGGTCTGGATAACATTATTCAAGAAGCAACAGCACGGCCCTGTGAGAGAAATTTTAGTAATGACCCTTGAAGCACGGTTGATGCAGCTGATGACTGAGAAAATATCTAGGGGGATTGATAAATGTTTGAAGACAGAAGTCCTAACAGATGGTAGCAGGAAAATGGATTTTGTGAAGAGACATCATCAAAACCTTTCTGATGCTCTGTCAAAAAATCGAAAGTTTAAGAAGGTTTTAAACTCTAATGACCTATTAGATTGCACGACTTGGTGCCAAAGGTTTGTGATGAACATATTCATATGTGCTATGAAGAATTTTTGCCCCCCTTATTTATTCCCATACATGGTGGCAGTTATGAATAAATTCGGGAAGAAGAAGATTGTCTTCCCTGAAACCCTACTGAATGAGTTCAAGGAGAAACCTGGTATGAATTACACTTTTAAAAGCATAAAAGAAGCCAGAAAGTTCTTCCTGGGTGAGGAGGTAGATGATTCTTTCATAAGTAAGGAGTCTATATTCTTTGTAAACAAAAGCAACATGGGTCAGGGGATACATCATTATAATTCCTCTCTAGTGGGGACGATATTAGACGACTTACATGAGTTTATGTGGGAGAGGTACTTCTCTGTGATTAGTAGCAGAGCCATCACTATGTTCAATAAGGACTTGATTCAATCTAGTTTGGCTGAGAGACAGATGTTGAGCAAAAGAGGGTTGTTTGATGAAGAGATAGACAGTGTTGTCAGAAGCATGGAGGGAAAACTAGAGTCAGGGGTTGAGCTTGACCATGCTTCATTGAAGGAGAGCCTAAGGAGCTTTGACATATCTTTGCTACCTTGGGAAAAGGATGTCAGGGTGAGGACTATTGAAGATCTAAAGAAAAGAAGTTTCTTAGATTTTGATATATTATTTACTCTTCTGGGTAGATTGGATGAAGAAGAAAGAAGGCAGATAATTTCTAGGACCATGACAACAGAGGATGTAGTGTTATTATGCGAATCAGCCATTTCTTCTGATGACAGAACAAAAATAGGAAGCATAGTTATCTATGTTGGTCAGTTCATGAAGCT